GCATATAATAGATATCGGTTTAAAATTTTCAGGTCACTATAATAGAGTCGATTGTCAATTTAGTTGTCGGTGTTCTCTTTAGTCTTGCCACCTTTGGAAATTGCATGCACAGCATACACAACGCATATTAATAGAGGGGGACCCCCAAAGTAACTTCGTTTAGTCCTATTACGCCATCACCTCTCACTACGAGACCTAAAATCTCAAATAGTATAACGCTCAACAGCATTATTCCTCCGGACAAAGGAGTAGTGCGCATGTATCTTGCATCAACCCGGCCCAAGAGATAACATGCTAAACGGAGCAAGAGTGAAACAAAGTGATATGCGCTTGATGAATATTAAGATTCAAGATCTTCCTGATCTAACAGGGATATTGACTAGGTATGATCCAAAGGTCGGTAAAGCTGTTTGCCTCCTAGTGAGTGAGGGGTTTACCCTTAAGGAAGTAGTGCAGAGGTTGCCGATAAAGTCAGTGACTAATATATATTCATGGCGCTCCAATCATGGGGACTTCAGAGAAGCTTTCGAGGCCGCGAAAAAAGATGCAGCAGATACATTTGCAGACAGAATCTTGGAAGTTGCATCATGTGATAGTATCAATAAAGAAGATGTTCCGGGGGAGAGACTTAAGGTTGAATCATACAAATGGCTTGCAGAGAAAGCGAATCCTCAGAGATATTCCCCTAAGAGTGTAATAAGTGCCGACGAAGATCATCCTTTGCAGATTCTTATAGACACGGGAATAAGCAGGCTTGAACCAAAGGGAACGGATACAACAGAGGTTGACTCTAATGATGGTCAGGTTGTTGCTGATAAAGAAGGGAAACCCGATATTGAGGTTAGTTGTGATGGAGACGGTGCCGGATGAAGAAATTCCTGAGTATATTAATTTATGGGACGGCCCCCGTACAGAGTCGAAGGACTCATTGATCGGATACTACTTATACAAGGTAAGTGATCATGGTCTTATTTATAAAGAGGAGGAGTAGGTGGGTGACTCCGTATGGGAGGCTTGCATACTATTGTTGCCTCTTAGGCTTGCACTTGATGTATAGAGTGAGGACTGGTTCGAAGAATATTCCCTATATTAAAAGGTGTGAGTGTGGAAAGCGAAGAGAGTTTAGTTAGGGAGGCCACTTCCTCCGGAAGCAACCTTGACTCTAATGTTGACTCCAGCAAAATCAAGAGAATATCGACTGGGTATGCTCCTAGACCTTTGCAGAGGATCATACATCAGAACATGAAGCGATTCAATGTGCTAGTGTTGCATAGGCGGTTCGGTAAGACGGTGCTATCAATAAACGAGACAATCGATCGGGCATTACGCTGCCCCTTAAAATCCCCACAGTATGCTTATGTTGCCCCTACTTATGGCCAGGCCAAGAGGATTGCATGGGAATACTTGAAGGAATATACGAAGGAAATACCAGGGGCCAAACCTAATGAAGCGGAGCTTCGGGTAGATATTCCTAGACCACACATGAAGGATAAAATAAGATTTATGCTTCTAGGGAGTGAGAATCCGGACACATTGAGGGGGATATATCTCGATGGCGTTGTACTCGACGAGTTCGCAGTATGTGACCCTACCATTTGGGGGCAAGTTGTGCGTCCTGCACTTGCAGACCGTATCGGTTGGGCGATATTTTTGGGGACTCCAAAAGGGCAAAATCATTTTTTTGATCTATATAATAAAGCGAGGAAAAATCCTGACTGGTATGTCTGCACGTATAGAGCTAGTGAGACGAAGGTTCTTTCCACGTATGAACTTCGAGCTGCGAAAGATGAAATGAGTGAGGAGGAATACCTCCAGGAGTTTGAGTGCAGCTTCACTGCTGCTAACACAGGTGCATACTATCAGAAGCAGATGCTTATCGCTGAGGCAGAGAATAGAGTCACTAGTGTTCCTTATGATAGCTCTTGCTTTGTAGACACTTACTGGGACTTAGGCATTGGGGATACGACTGCTATTTGGTTCTTGCAGGTTGTTGGTCATGAGTATCACTTGATAGATTATTTGGAGATGTCGGGTAAGGGTCTTGATTATTTTGTGTCGGAGATTAATAAGAAGCCGTACACGTACCGAGAGCATACTTTGCCTCATGATGCGAGGGCAAGAGAGTTAGGGACGGGTAAGAGTAGGGAAGAGACTCTTAGGACGTTAGGTATGACTCGCCTTTATATTTTGCCTAGGTGGCAGGTGGCCGATGGTATCAATGCTGTGAGAACGATCTTGAGTAAGTGTTGGTGGGATAAGGATAAATGTGAAAGAGGTCTCTTGGCGCTTCATGCGTATGAGAGAAAATGGGATGCGAAGAATCAGATATTTCAGGAGAAGCCTAAGCATAATTGGGCATCTAATGGTGCCGATGCGTTCAGGTATTTAGCAATGGGTGTACGACCTGAGTCACAGCGAGTACAATCGGAAGTTCTTCGGGAATATAGAGATTCATATCAAGAGTACGATGTATTTAGTTTGTAGGAGGATATTATGAGCGTTTTAGCTGGGGCAGCGGCTTATGCCTTAAAAGATACTGAAGTAGGTAAATTTTTTGGGAGTATGGCCCATGACTTTGGTCATGAAGGTGGGAAGCTTTTAGGTATAACTCAGGCGCAACAGCGGTCGAAGGATGAAGCTAGAGAAGCGACGGCCTCGATGGCGCATAGATATAAAGCTTCTGATATAGAAGCGTTTTCTAAATTGGGGAGTCAGTTAACAACAATGACTCAGGCAGAACTAGACGAGGCCAAGCCTAAAGCGGATACGTCTAAAGGTTACGGTGCTGCTGGTGCATCAGCGGCTTCTATGGGTGTAGCTGAGAAGAAGAAGATAGAAGGGCTTTACCAGAAGTCGACTGCCCGTATGGGGGAAGTGACGAGGGGAAGGTTGCGTCCTGGTGTGAGGAAGCAGTCCATGTTGACAAGGAAATATTAGATGGCAACAGAGTATATAAGAAAGTATGAAGCATTGAAGAGTGAGAGAACGAACTGGGATAGTCACTGGGAAGAGTGTGCTCAGTTTATAGTTCCTAGGAAAGATGATGTTCACCAGACATTGTCGTCAGGAGCGAAGAAATATTCTAAAGTGTATGAGACAACGGCCATACATTCGAACGAACTCTTAGCTGCGGCCCTTCATGGAATGCTTACGAACCCTGCTACCACTTGGTTTGAACTGTCGACAGGTGATGAGCCGACAGATCAGGACGATGAAGTTAGGCTTTGGTTGCAGAATACAGTCAAGCAAATGCATAACGTATTGAATGCATCTAACTTTCATACGAATATCCATGAGTTGTATTTGGACTTAGGATGTTTTGGTACGGCCCTTATGCGTATCGAGGAAGATGATGAAGAGGTTGTACGGTTTCAGACACGGCCTATATATGAAGCGTACCTCCGGGAGAATGCCCAGGGGACGATCACCACTATTTATAGAAGTTTCAAGTTAGACGTAATGCAGATAGCAGATGCGTTTGGGACGGATAAGTTTGACTCTCAGTTGGATAGTTTTTTAACTAGTAACGATAGTCAGAAGCATGAGATTCTTCACGTAGTAGAACCCGTAGAAGAAGGTGATGAGTACGCTGGTAAAGGCTTTAAGTTTAAGAGTCTTTATATATTGAAAGAGAGAAAGATTTATTTAAAGACGGGTGGGTTTAAGGAATTTCCTTATGTGGTGCCTAGGTGGACGAAGATAGCAGGTGAAGTCTATGGACGTAGTCCAGGGATGAAGGCCCTAGCTGATATTAAGATGACGAATGTTGTAGCAAAGACAACGATTCGGTCAGCTCAGAAGGTAGTAGATCCACCGCTGCTTATGCCAGATGACGGGTATATGATGCCGTTCAAGACAGCTCCTGGGAGTATTAACTTCTATAGACCGGGTGCTCAGGAAGTGAAGCCACTGAATACGGGGAGTCGGGTAGACTTCGGTGTTCAGTTTATGGAACATATTAATATTAGGATTAGACAAGCGTTCTTTATAGATCAGTTGCAGCTAAATACAGGGCCCCAGATGACCGCTACGGAAGTGGCGCAGAGGACGGAAGAGAAGCTCAGACTTCTTGGTCCTATCTTAGGTCGTCAGCACTATGAACTTCTTAAGCCTTTGATCAATAGATTGTTTGCGATTATGTTTAGGAAGAAGATGTTTGATGAAACTCCTGAGCTATTACAAGATAGAACTCTTCAAGTTCAGTACAGCTCCAAGATTGCTAAGGCCCAGAAGAGTGCCGATGCAGATACTCTTATTAAGGTTATGAATGTTATCGGTCCGATGGTTCAGCTACAACCTGAGATCATGGATAACGTTAACGGTGATCAGGCCTTAAGGTATGTGGCCAAAGCGTATGGTCTCCCTGAACAAATGCTTAGACCGTTTGACGATGTTGTTCAGACTCGTGTAGAACGCCAGGAACAACAACAGCAACAGCAGCAGATGGCACAAGCGCAACAGGCCGCTGAGATAGCTAATAAAGCTGCTCCGCTTATGCAACAGGGTGCTTGATGGTCAAGAAGAAAAGTTCTACGAAAAAGTTGGATATTACTGCCGATTACAAAATGATATTCGGATCAGATGCAGGACAGAGAGTTCTCTGGGATATTATGAGAAGTAGCTTTGTCCTGGATACAACATTTTGTATAACGAATGAATATGAGACAATCTTAAGAGAAGGCAGTAGGAACTGCGCTCTTAGGATTATGTCTATTTTAGAGACTGATGAAAAACGATTGATGGATCAGATAAAGGAAGGTTTCGAGTATGACAGAGAGTACGCTGACGAATTCTGATGAGACTGTTTCTGAAGCTGAGGCCAATTGGAAAGATGCTTTACCTGAAGATGTTAAGTCTGATCCGAGTATGCAGGCCATACAGACAGTGGACAACCTAGCTAAGTCTTATGTTAATGCTCAGAAAATGATTGGGTCTGATAAGATCATTGTTCCTAATAAGTATGCTGAAGATAATGAGTGGCAAGACGTGTTCACTAAGTTGGGGTTGCCGGAAAAGGTTGACGATTATGAGTTATCTTTTAAAGAAGGTGGCGATATTGATAAAGAGTTTTTTGGTAATTTTAAGGGTGCTG